CTATCACTGATGTTGAGGCGGAACGTGCGCTTATGGGCGCTATTGATTCTTTGACAGCCCTAGAATATTCTCGTGAAGATATTATGGATTTGGTAACCGATTTGGTTGATACATCATCCCAAGGCAAGCCAGAAGATCCAGATGCTGAGTGGATGGATGCTGAATTCAGCGATCGCCAAGATCATTGGCCACCCGATAAAGACGAAGAGGAAGAAGAAGCAGCCCTCAATCTTAAGACTCCCACACGCCAGGACATCGCTCGTCTTAAACGCAGTAGTGATGTGTATTCTGGTAAAACAAAACCATTCAAAAGCCCCGGCGATTTTCGCAAATGAAAATTACAAAAACTAGAATGAAGCAAATAATTAAAGAAGAAGTGGTTCGCTCGTTGAACGAAGCGGTATACATGGCGCCGGAAGAATTAGAGAGACATCCACATACTGATGGACCCACTATTCCAGAGCCAGTCACAGATACTACTGAACACGGTGTGACTGCTGCAGATAGTGAGATTGCTGATGAGATATCGGCAGAAGAAAAAGACAACGTAGATAAACTTGTTGATGACTTCAGAAAGTTTTTGGATGAAAATCCACATCCTTTAAAGGAGAAGATTCGAAAAGTTAAAGGTGGATATAAAGTCTATCCAAAAGGCGGGGGAGAGGCTTTATCTAAAAAACCCAAATCAGAGAAAGCCGCACAAAAACAATTAGCGGCAGTAGAAATTTCAAAAGCAAAAAAAGGTAAAAAATGATGAGTATGATTAAAGGTAAAATTGACAAGGTGCTTGAAAAAGCAATCTCGCGAAAGCTTTTAGTGTGGATTACAGCGACAGGATTAATGCTTACGGCAAATCTTGAGTCTGCTGATTGGGTTATTATTTCCGGTTTATATCTTGGTGGCCAAGGTGTCATCGATGCAATAGCCAAACTTAAAGGTGCCTAATGAATGTAGTGACAATACTACAGTTTGCTAAGAAAAACTGGAAAGAGATTTTAATCGTAATTTGCCTATTATTAGTAATAGGCAAAATGCGTTATGATTACAGCCAACTTGAAAGCGCATACGTAACAACGCAAGAAAGTTTGCAAAATCAAATCGCTGGACTTCAAGAGATTCACAAGGAAGAATTGGAGAAGCGAGAAGCTGCGTTGGAAGAATATGAAGCACGCCTTGGGGAGATTGAAGTTCGCTATGAGGTGAGTCGGGAAGAGTTAGAAGTTTTAAAGAATAACAAAGAGAAAGAATACATTAGACAATTTACAGGCAATCCTGAATTGTTTATTGAGAATATAGAAACAGTATTTGGGTTTAAATATGTTGAGTAACTTATTGATATTATTGATGTTATCGACAGCGTATGCTGACGAGGGTAAGTTTACTCTATTGGGAGAAAACGAACCAGCACCCTTTGAGGGTGTTTTGTTTGATCCAACCGCAACATCAAAGATTCTCTCTGAATATTCTACTGTTGATATGAATTGTGATATAGAGGTAGAATATCAATTGGATATACAAGGAACAGAATTTAAGTTACAATTAGACACCGCTGCGATTCGATATCAATCATTAGCAGCAGAACACAAATTAATGGTTGAACAGAAAGATTTGGAGATTGTTAAACTGCAAGAGACGATTAAGAAGCAATCACCTTTAAATAAATGGTGGTGGTATGCTGGTGGAATTGCTAGCGGTGTTGTGATTACTTATGGAGCATACAGAGCATTCGATGGCAAAAGATAACCCAAATCACATTGCTGCAGTTGAACAAGCAATCACAGAGAAATATGGGAAAGAGACAATCCAAAACCCTAAAGCAAATTGGGACGAGACTAAAGAAAAAGAATACCTTCAGCAGATGAAAGACTTTTATGAGAAATCAAAACGGTTTGAGGGGTTTCAAGAAAAAGTTGACATTAATGGTATAAAGGTTTCAAAAAAACTACTTAATAGAGACTCTTTAAAATGTTGTGCTGTTTGTGATTCGTTCGCAAAGAAATCAATGGATGATGTTTGTCTCGTAAAATTTGATTGTTGCTATAATTGCTATATACAATATGTAGAAGATAGAGAAGAGAGATGGCTAAAAGGATGGAGACCAAATGAAGATAACTAAAAATGATTTAAAGAGAATAATTCTTGAAACTTTAAATGAGGTAGAGGTTGAAGGTGACCCCACACAACTTAAGGCTCGCTCTATGGGAGCAAGCGAATTTACACGTTCTGGAATGGAAGCCAGAAAAGGCGCCTCCGCAGAATTAACCAACAGTGAACAAGGTATTATTGATCAAGTTGATGAATTTTTGCTTAATCTTGCCAAACAACAAGGTGTCGATCTTAATAATAGTAGAGCATTAATACGGCAAGTAATGAAACTTCTACAAAACAGGCTTGGATCTGCAAAGGAGAATAAGGGATAATGGCTAAGAAAAAAGAATCAGTTTCAGTTTTAGATGTAGTGCGAGGATTGTCGCAAGCAGCGGCAAACGCACACGATGGCGCATATGACGACGAAGGAAAGCTTCGTGAGGTTGGTTTGCGCCGAGAAGAGGGTGATGCTTTACTAGATGAGAGAGTGATTGATGGATTTAGTATTAAGTTTATGGGCCCAATTCTCTGTATCAATTATCATACGCCGGTTAAGTTGAAAGAAGTGTATGCTGCTGGGTTTGAGTCAGAAATGGATCAAACGATGGCTGATATCTCTTCTTTTCTTAAAAAAGAATACCGCAAGGTTACTGGCAAGTCCGTCTCTTTAACCAAAGAAGGCGAGATTGATGTTCGTGTTGAAAACACATCTCGTGTACGTTCATGGGCAGTTGCTTATCAGATGTATAAAATTGGTGGTATTGATGAAGTTACAGTCATAGATGAAGCTTCTGAAGACAGACTGGAGAAAAGTTGGAAAACTTTCCTTGATCTCGGCGGCTGGAAAGGCAAGCGCCCAAAGAACGATACTCGAAAGAAAGGCTCTGAAGTAGAGAAATGAGTAGATGGGGTAAACCAAGAAAGAATAAGAAATTTATCGATCCACGATACTTTTTAGATGAAACCGCACATCGCGATGAAATAAATGAAATCTTCGGGTGGTCAGCTGAAGAAAAGATAATGAAACTGGAAAACGATTGGACTGAGAAAATGGGTCGCGTCAACAGCGTCAAGATAGATGGAGACCCCCTAGGAATGCCTGGTACAATAACAATTGTTCCCCCCACAGTCAAGGGCGACACCGGTGATTCGTGGGCAACCGCTTTGGCGATATATAGCCTTTTTGGGTTAGACTCTAAAAAAGGACACAAATACGCTAAAAAAACAGGCGATGCGGCTGCGGCGACATTATATGATAGTCTGAACAAGAGAATAAACTCAGACGGTCTGAACGGCATCACTACTCTGGACCAATGGGAAAAGCTAACAGCAGCAAAAAGAGAAAAAGACGAAGAACAGAGTTCCAGAGAATACGAGGCCGAATTGGACAAAAGAGAGAAAGCTCAAAAACAAAAATACCAGCAAGATCGGGAGGCTGAAGAAGCCCAAAGAGCTGAATTGATTCGCCAACTTGCCCGATACGGCGAGAGTGGGGAGCACGTAGAAAATGCAAGCACTAAATACTTAAAAGACCTTTTGCATAATCGCAAAGTCGTCGCTGACAGCCAAGAACGCATCCGCCAAAACCGTCGCAGATACCGCCCTTGAAGCCACACAAAAATGAATGAGTTTTCAACTAGACAATACAAAGAAAGAGAATATCTAAGGCAACAGAGAAAGAGGAAGAAAAGAAATGAGTAGATGGGGTAAACCAAGAAAGAATAAGAAATTTATCGATCCACGATATTTTATGGATGAGAAGACTCTCCAAGAGGGAAACGTTTTGGGTGTTAAATGGAACACACCCAAGGCAAAAGAAAAAGTTGCTACCTTGCTTAACTTGCTTGAGACGGATGTTGATCAAATAATAAAATGGGATCCGGTAGTCGAAGGGGATGGGGTTTTTGTATCTGAAGGCACAGAAGTTATTCTTGACGACGCAACCCTCTGGCCAGGTCACGGCGCACAAGATTCCGGCGCCAAACGGTTTCGCGCTGTTATGGTAGAACATCATCAGATGCCCGATGGTGGTACTCACTGGAGAGACATGAAAGAATATTGGATTGTTAAAAATTCACCCTCTACTGCGACATCAGAATATTAAAATGATTAATGAGTTACAAACTAACAAAAAAACAGAGAATAAAAGAGATATTAAAGTGCGGTAAGGATCCTGCGTACTTTCTAACAAACTTCGCCCGTATATCACATCCGTTACACGGGCTTATTTTATTTGATACATTTAGCTATCAAGATGAGTTGTTAGAAGAATTCAATGACTATCGTTTTAATGTCGTATTAAAAGCACGACAGTTAGGAATCTCAACAATTACAGCAGGTTATATCGTATGGATGATGTTGTTCCATCGCGATAAGTCTATTCTTGTTATGGCAACAAAGTTTGCGACAGCAGGAAACCTCGTTAAAAAAGTGAAAGGCATTATGCGCAATCTCCCTGATTGGCTGAAGATTGCAACTATTGACGTAGATAATAGAACATCGTTTGAACTTTCAAACGGTTCATCTATTAAAGCAGCTTCTACTTCCGGCGATGCTGGTCGCTCAGAGGCGTTGTCTCTTCTGGTTCTCGATGAGGCTGCACATATTGAAAACCTTGAAGAGCTATGGACAGGTTTGTATCCGACGCTTTCAACTGGTGGGCGTTGTATTGCAATTAGCACCCCAAATGGCGTTGGTAACTGGTTCCATAAAACCTGCACAGATTCGGAATCCGGCGCCAATAACTTTAATCTCACTAGTTTGATGTGGGATGCACACCCTGAAAGAGATGAAGAGTGGTATAAGAAAGAAACTAAAAACATGTCAAAACGCCAGATTGCACAGGAGTTGATGTGCAACTTTAATACATCAGGTGAGACTGTTATTGATCCTGATGATATGGAATGGTTATTGTTTCAATGTAAAGAACCTAAATATCGCACAGGATTTGATCGTAATTTCTGGATATGGGAAGAGTATGATCCATCTTGCAATTACTTGATGGTTGCTGATGTTGCTCGTGGTGATGGTGCAGATTATTCAACTTTCCAGATGATTAAGCTGGAAACTTTAGAGTGCATTGGGGAGTATCAAGGCAAACCAACAATAGATATGTATGCCAATATGCTCAATCAGGTTGGTAGAGAGTTTGGAAATGCGATGGCGGTTGTTGAGAATAACAATATTGGATATTCAGTATTGGATAAGTTGACAGAATATCAATATCCCAACTTATATTATTCTATTAAAAGCACACACGAATATATTGAACAACATCAAGCAGAATACAAAACATCTGCTGTGCCTGGTTTTACGACATCTCAGAAAACACGCCCTCTCATCATTGCGAAATTAGAGGAGTTTATCAGAAACAAACTAATTAAGATATATTCTTCTCGGACTGTGAATGAAATGAAAACTTTTATTTGGCGGAACGGAAGACCTCAAGCAATGAAAGGATACAATGATGATTTAATTTTAGCATTAGCTATAGCTTGTTGGGTTAGAGATACCGCGCTTCAAACAAGCGCTAGAGACTTAAATTACCAGAAAGCATTTGTAGATGCCATCATTACAACAAGCACGACATTTAATACAAAAATAAATGGACAAGAGGGATACAAAAAAGATAACATTCTTGATAAAATAACAGAAGCAAAAGATTTATACAGTCAGTATAAATGGATTATAAAGTGAGATACTAAATGCCACCTAGAGGAAAAAACCCACATAACCCCCAATCGGACTTGTTTAAAGCGTTAACTCGTCTTTTTTCTGGTCCTATTATTAATTACCGTTCACAATCAGGACGCAGAATAAGAAGACAACATTTAGATAAGTTTTCTTCTCGATTTAAAACCACTTCTGGACAACAGTTTAAGAAGACGCTATACAACCCCCTGGACGTTATCGCGTCCAATGCGATAGCTAATCAGCGACGTTCTGAAAGATATATTGATTTTGATCAAATGGAATACACTCCAGAGATTGCTTCCACGTTGGACATCTACGCAGACGAAATGTCAACATATTCAGATCTTCGTCCAATGTTAAACATCAAGTGTCCTAATGAAGAACTCAAAGCAGTTCTAGATATCTTATATAGCAATGTTCTGAATCTTGAATACAATCTATTCGGTTGGTGCCGCACGATGTGTAAGTATGGCGATTTCTTTTTATATATGGACATTGATGAGAATTACGGCATTAAGTCAGTGATTGCTCTTCCTCCACAAGAAGTTGAAAGATTAGAAGGAATGGACAGCACCAATCCCAATTATGTTCAGTATCAATGGAATTCTGCCGGAATGACTTTTGAAAATTGGCAAGTATCTCATTTTCGTATTTTAGGTAATGATAAATATGTACCATACGGTACTTCGATTTTAGAACCTGCTCGTCGTATTTGGCGTCAACTAACATTGATGGAAGATGCAATGATGGCTTATCGTGTTATTCGTTCTTCTGAACGTCGTGTGTTTAAGATTGACGTTGGGGCTATTCCTCCGCAAGATGTTGAGCAATATATGGAGAAAGTTGTATCGCAACTTAAACGACATTCTGTTGTGGATCCATCTACTGGACGTATTGATTTACGTTACAATCCAATGAGCATCGAAGAGGACTATTATATTCCAGTTCGTGCTGGTTCTCAAACAGAGATTACATCACTTGCTGGCGCACAAAATATCACACAAATCGATGATATTAAATACCTCAGAGACAAACTGTTTTCTGCTCTTAAAGTCCCGCAATCATATCTGACGATGGGCGAAGGCGCAGAAGAAGATAAGACAACATTGGCTCAAAAAGACATTCGTTTTGCGAGAACAATTCAGAGATTACAAAGAGTGGTTATTTCTGAGTTGACAAAGATAGGTATCGTTCATCTTTATACTCTTGGTTTCAGAGGAGATGATTTGTTATCATTCAAATTGAGTCTCAACAATCCATCAAAGATTGCAGAACTTCAAGAACTTGAATGGTGGAAGACAAAATTTGACACAGCAGCCGGCGCAACTGAAGGATATTTCTCTCGTCGTTGGGTCTCTGAGCATTTATTTGGCATGTCTCACGAAGAGTTTATTCGTAATCAAAGAGAAATGTATTACGATCGTAAACAAGATGCCGCTCTTCAAGCTGTCGCTGAAGCTGCAGCGGGAGAAGCCACCGGCGGCATGGGTGGCTTAGGTGGAGAATTAGGTGGAGAGTTGGGCGGAGAGTTAGGCGGAGATCTCGGTGGAGAATTAGGCGCCGATATCGGTGGTCCAGAGGAAATGCCAGCAGCGGAAGCAGGAGGGGAAGCTGCAGAAGCGTTAGGTGGAGAAAAAGATTCTTCACTTCTAGCGATACCACCAGGATCGCGAAAGGCTCCACGACTTTCACCAGTAGCTAGAAAAGAACCTAGAATTAACAAAGGCCCAAACAGCCACAGCGGTAGGGTATATAATCCTAAAAACGTAGATAGAAGAAATGCTGGCGCCCGCAAGCGTTCGAATGCTGCTAAGTATTCTAGAGAGAAAGGTAGCAATACAATTCGCAATGTAGTGCCCGGTTACAGGGATATTCAGTCATTAGTTAAAATGGATGGCATTGGAAGTGGTATTTACGAGGAAGACCAGTCTATTTATAACTTGAGAGAACAAACAGAAGAAGATAAATTGTTTACAGTTGATAATTCTGTACGTGATCTCTTGCAAGAATTAGAAAATAAGAACACAATAACGGAGCAAGAAAATGAAAATACGACACAACAAGAAACGTAATACAGCATTTGTATATGAAGCCCTTGTTAAAGAAGCTACTGTTGCAATCTTAAAGAATGACATAGAGAAGCGAGACAAAGCAATCAAGATAATCAGGAAACATTTCAAACCTGGAAGTGTATTGAGAAAAGATTTAGATTGTTATCGCTCATTATATGAAAACCAAAACCTTGATAGATTAACAGCAGAGAAGATTTTGAAGGAAGTGAAGCTTCAAAACAGACTCATTGATTCAACAGGGTTGTTTAGACAGCAGACAAAATTAGTTCACGATGTTAATAAAGAAGTATCTCCTTCTGTTTTTAAGAACTTTGTCCCAAACTACAAATCCTTAGCAACCATTATGCAGATATTTTCAGATAAAATCTCACCAAAAGATCAAGTTATTTTAGAGAATGAGATTGTTCAGCGAATGCTTGTTGAGTCGAAAGAAGCTCAACACACAGAACAAATTGATAGTTTGGTTTATAAGACATTTGCTGCTAAGTTTAACGAGAGGTATGATAGTAATCTTTTGAAAGAACAGAAAGAACTATTGAATTATTATGTTTCTTCTTTTGCTGATAACGGCTTAGAACTCAAAATATTCATGAATGAAGAGATAAGTAGACTGAAACAGCAACTTGAGAAAGGAAAGAATATTGCTGAGATTAAAGAAGACAACGAGATGCTCAATAAAACACAAAAGGTTATTGAGCGTTTAAATTCTTTCGCAAAGGAAGATATAACCGATGATGTGCTTTTAACTGTTATGAAGACACAGAAACTTGTGAAGGAAATGTATAACGATGCCAATAACGATTAAAGTCGGTAAACCTACTTCAGCAACAGTTAGATTAGAACTGAATGTCCGCAAGAGTATGTCTGGAGATTTGATGATTTTCGATCATGGCGACATTGATATCGTTTTATCTACCGCTAAAAATAAAATCACCACATTCCCGAAAGAGTCAATGTCTGATTTGGTTTACGGAGCGCAAAATAGACTGTTCAGTTTCCTTCATAAAAAGGGAATCGTTATTCCTGAATCTGTGCAAGCGGGTTCAATATGTGGCTCTATTGAGGCAGAGATGGAGCAAGGAGCAACAGAAAAACTAAGTACGCCCAAGATGGCGCTCATAAATATTTCTAACTTTATCGATGAAGAGCGCCCATACTTCGAAGCAACCGAAGCAATCATTTCCATGGACGACGAAGAACTCCTACACCCCGACAAAGAAGACTCCACCGAGCTTGGAGATGTCCCACAGAAAGTTGAACAAGGTTCAATTCGAAAAGGATATGTTAGAGATCCTTATGCGTTGAACTATTTGTATACAATTTA